AGGGTTTGGGTTAACCCAAACCCTAGCACCTGTCAATACCCTTTGTCAAGTCCCCCCCTCCGAGATCCCGCGCGCCGGCAAAGACCGTGCCAAGTTTCGGCCGGCCGATTCGAAAAAAGACTTGACAACTTGACTCGACTTTGATACCCGATTAGAACTCGGGGTCGAGCGCTTGACTTGGTGTGCTGTTTGTGCTTGCGACTTGGTGCGCGCTAGTGCGCGCGAGCTCTTGCTCTAGTGCTACACAACTATGCGGGGTCTAGACTGTTTGCTTGACTTGGTGTGCTGTTTGTGCTTGTCGATAGATGCGCACGAAGACAACAGCACTCGCAGTGCTCTACCACTTCGATGCCATCGAGCGGGACCGGCTCTACATCAGAGTAGAACCGGCCCAACTCGGAGCGGATGTCTACTTGAGTAGCGGCCACGCCCAACAATGATCCGACGGCCCGGCTTCGCTCTCGTGCTTTACGTTCGGAAACCACGGCGGCGGCGCGTCGTTATCAACCATCACTCGCACGTTGACGTCGAGGCCATTGCCTGGCTTGGTCACGATGGCTGGCACTGTTCGCGAGTTGCCGTGTCTAGCTGTCGGACTTAGCTTTGTTTGCTCGGCGTAACTGAACAACACGATCCGACCGACTGTCGGCTGCGCCACACTCGACGGTTCGCCTTCCGGCTTTCTTTTCCCAATCACTATCTCTTTCTCCTTCTATGTCACTACCCATGCCAAACGCTATTGCCTTTCCGATGATGATGCCGAGCCCAAGTGACACGATGAACCCAAGCGCGAAAGACAATAGCCAGTTAATCATGTTGCCAGTCTCCGAATATCGAGCAGGCTATCCATGTCGAAGCTCGCGATTGATACGCTATCACTTTGATTGCCGCCGAGCACAAAGACTCGGCTATCCTTCTCTCCGGCATAAAAGCCAACATGCCCCGGCGCGTCTCTGACACTCGCGTCTAGTGTCGAGCCGGCTCTCGCCAACACGACCACATCGAAACCCCGCTGCGGATCATTAGTCGGATACCCGACATCGAGCCACGACCGAGCGCGCAACGACTTCGAGCGCGGCAGCCTGAGCAGCCAAGCAATGTAGTTAACGAACGCCGAGCACCACGGCACGTCATCGCCTTCCGGCCATTTGGCATCGAGTCGCAGCATCGCCAAGATGGCCGGGTTCGAGGCAACGCCCTCGACCTCAGATAACCCGATGAACCGCTCGGCCAGGCTATAGGCCGATGTCTGGGTCACTCTCATCGAAAGTTCTCGCGACATATGTGTATTCATAGCCTTTGTCTGCCTGTGTCCCCAACACCATCACTTGCGGGAAACAAGCGCCGAGCTTTTCGAGCCAGAACGCCGGACCTTCTACCGTTAGGTGCGCGAGCTGCCCGTTCGACATTCGTCGAGTCCCGGCCGCGTTTGGTATCACGAAATACGCGAGCCGATTGGTCAAGCGCCAAATGTGCTCGATAACATTGCCGAGATAGTGAGGCTCGACGTGTTCGAGAACATCGAGGCACGCAACGACGTCGTGCGGCTGCGGTAGATGCGGGAACGTTACCGGGTCGTAACACGTAACCTCGCGCGGCGCGTGCGAATATCTAACCGCGCTCGGACTATCGCCGGCGAACCATACCGCGAGCCGGCCTTTCCCGCATCCATAATCGAGAATTGTTTCTCCTGGCATGACATGGCGCGCGAAGTCTTGATACCGCTCGAATCTGTCGTGCGCGCCGTAGCGTTGGAATACATCATCGTGCAACGCCCGTTGCAACGCTAGGTAATCCGTCGAGATAAGTTCGCCATTCGGAATCATACGGCGGCGTATTCCAGGGCTTGAACCCGCCGACAAACATAGCAACTCTGGCGCTCGATGGCAACGGCCGGTCATCGCCGGGCCTGCGGATGTAGAAGCCGTCCGCCTCGAAATCATAAGTGGGGCAGTGTGGGAGCTTGTGGGATAACCACGCCTGATCCGAGCCGATTAGAAAGTGACGCCGGGCCTTCGCGGCGCGCAGCTCATCGAGCGAGCGCACGATGTCGAAGTCGCGCCAAAGCCAGTCATAGGCGCCTGGCGTAATTAGCTGCCAAGCGCCCTGATAGTGCATCGCCTCCGGCCGCGCAAAGTCTCTCGATGGCAGCAGACGGATCGGGTCGTCTGTAACTAGGTCGTCGATGTTCGCGCGGATAATGGTATCCGTGTCGCACGATATTATCGTGTCTCCGAGAACTCGCGCCCACTCAGAATAGAGCCGCAGCCGAAAAAAGCTATTCGGAAACCAGCCGCAATCCGGCCACGTCTCCCAAATCGGAAACGTCTCGCACTCGTACAGATTGGGTTCGTCGGTCACACATACGAACCGATGCGGGATGGTCAAGTGTTGCTCGAACATCGAGCGCAGCGCGTGAACGTACTGCGCTCGGTTCGCGTGCGAGTAGAGCGGCTGCCATCCTCGAAACGCGAACGTTACGACCGAGAGCATTACCCGAGCAGATATGCCTGTATCTTTGGCCTCACCGCAGAGAGCGCGACGCCCGCGACTGCCACTAGGCCGCCGATGATCGCCTCAACTTGCGACGAGTCCGCGTAGCCGGCCGCCATGAGCATACCGCCGTATGTCGTCATGCCGTGGCGCACGGCCTTGCCTACCATTTCTTCGAAGAAAGACGCACCGCGTTTAAATAGCGCGTTCACGATAAATCGCCGCATGTCATGGCCCTCCAAGTAACGCGTCGATGGAATCAGCGCCGCCGAGCACGGCGCCAAGGTCAAGCCCCGACTCATCGAGGCCGGGCAGCTCGGCGCCGCCTGGGGCCGCCTGAGCGCCTCCAGGCTGGCCGCCTTCCGCGACCTTTACCAAGCCGGGCGGCGGCGACTTGGCGCCAGCTCCGGCCGTCTGGAGCGGCGCGGCGCCCGTTTCGGCCCGACTCGGGGTCTCGCCGGATCGAACGCGTTTCGAGGCTACCAAAATGCGCGCGACGGTCTCGTCGGCAACGTGTCGCCTTGGAATCCTCACCGCTGTATACCTCCGCGTATCTGGCTGCGCCCTGGCGCGTTCAAAACTTCGAGCCGCTGCGACTGCCCCGGCGTCAGCTCAATGCCCGGCTGCTGCAATCTGAGGCGCACTAGATTGCGCTCGCGCTGCTTGTCCGTGGTCGTCACTTCGCGCCATTCGCCGGTCGCCGACTGCTCCCACAATGCGCCCGTGTTCGGATCGACATGCAAGCTCGCGCCCGTTTCTTCCGCCGCATAACTCGACCACGCGCGAGACCAATAGTCGGCCGCGTCCGACGCCGTATCGAACAGTAGCGACTTGAGACCGTGCTCGGCCTCATTCATCGGCGCCGGAGCCGTCAACGGCTGCCCCTGCGGCCCTATAACGGCGCCTGGCTGCTCGGTCGGCTGCTCGATAGGCAAGGCCGGGCTCTGCGATTGCTGCGCGCTGCGGTCGATTGGCGCGGGCGTGTAGAGCGTTTTCGGCACGACCGAGAACACGCGCTCTGTATCTCCGCCAAAGGCCGTCACTTGCGATTCATACGTCGCGAGTATGCCTTGCACGGTCGAGAGACGCGCGTTCATTAGTGAGGCCGCCGAATTTTTAAGGGCCTGGATTGAGCGCGTGCTCGCCTCGCCGCCGGCCCACTTGTTAAACATATCCACGGCCTGCGCGACTACGCCATTCGCTCCGCCGTAGATCAGCCGCTCGCCTTCGCGCACGACCGAGTTGTCGATGCCTTGCACAAACGCCGTGAACGCCGCCTCGAAGCCGAGCCGCTCGCCGGAGTCCAGCAGCTCGATCACTTTATTGTAGCTATCCTGCTGCTCGACATACGGCGCCACGACGTCCTTGCGAATATCATTCGCGAACGCCAAGTCGCGCTCGTAATTGGTACTCATTGACGCTATTTCTGCCGTTCGCGCCGCGTTCTGCGACGCACGCGCTTCGGTCTCGTTCTGCTGCGTTTGCGCACGCACGGCTTGCGATAGATTCGTGACCATCGTTCGGCCGAGCGCGTTCATCTGCGGATCATTGCTAGCGAGCATCGCCTTAGCGGTCGCGAACTGTTCCGACATGATGCGGAGCTGCTCTTGGTCGAACGCGTTTTGTGGCGTCGATTGGTCGAGGCCGATGTCGAGCGCATCTATCTCCGCCGCGCGCTCGGCCTCAAGCTCTAGCAATGCCTGCTTCCGTTTCGGCGAGAGAAAGCCAAACGCGTTGACGCCCGGCAGCTCATCGAACAGCGGGCGGAACGTGTCACGGACTACTGGAAAGTCGGCCATTGTGTTACCCCGATAGACCGAAGCTATAACCGCGTGAGCGGCTCGTGCTCGAACTTTCTTGCTCGGTTAGGACCGTCGGGTCTCCGAGTATCTGCGCGAGCGTGACGAACGGTGAGAGCGGCGCAAACGCGGCCTCTTGCGCGAACCCGAGCTGTCCCGGCAGCCCGGCGAGCGCGGTCGAGTAGCGGTTCAGCTCGTTATCCGCGAGCCCGAGCGCCGCCCGGTCGCGGGCCTCGATGTCGGCCGAGCGTAGCGCAGTGATTCCGCGCGACGCCTCTCGCAGCACGTCGCCGGCCGCGCGTCCCTCGGCGACGCCCTGCCTGGTGCCGCCTAAGCCGCCGTGAGCGATCGAACTGTCGCGGATGCCTGGCAATAGGCTCTCGCTGAAAAAGCGCTCCAAGTCGGACGTGAGGCCGGCTATCTGCTCGTCGAGAACTCCGTTATTGCTCGATAGCCTTTGCGTCAAATAGTCGGCGCCAGCGCCGCCGCTTTCGAGGTCGTCAATGAACGAGAGCCCCGAGTCGAATAGCCGATTCGCCGCCGCCGCAATTGGCTGCGTATTGATGCCGCTAGCGACGTCGCTAGCGCCGCCGAATAGCTGCGCGAAAAGATCGGCCGCAAAAACATCCTGCGACGTGCGCGAGCTGCTGCTGCTGCTGCTGCGCTGGCTGCCGATTTGCAATCCCGCCAAATTAAAACCCATAACGCTACACTCCTACCTAGTGAACGCCAGTATCGTGACGGTTCGAGTAGAGCCGAGCCGGTTCTTTACGTTCAATGTCGTGCTGTCCGACTTCCAGTAATTCATTTTCGTGTCTGTATCAGGATTCGAGCCAGCGCCCCACACCGCGAGCGAGCCCGTAAAAATCTCTTGCGGCGTTTGTGTCGTCGTCACAAATGCGGCCGTCATAGAGGTAGAGTTGTGGTTCGTCACCGCGAATATAAGCCCGTAGTTATCGCCTAGATCGACACTCCAACTTCCGTCATCGGCGATATTTCCGCTGTAGTGATGCTGCAAAACCCCGCTCGATCCGCCGAGATTGAACGCGTTAACGCCACTTCCTGAGAGATTCAACGTTGCAGCAGACAATAGTATATCGGCAGCAGTCACTTCAAAATCGACTGCCGTCGAGAATTGTATGTCATCGCTGCATCGGAGCCGATACCCGCGCGTCGTCATCGAAATACTGGTTATCAGCGTGTCGGATGATTCCGGCTCGAAGTTAATAGGCTCCCATCCGACGCCGCGAAACTGTCCGAGTTTCATCATCGTGTTTTGCGCGCTTGGCGTCTGCACTTCGAGATAAATCTCGCCGCCATTCGATGCGACTCGGACGGTTTGCAAAATGTAGCCCGTGTTGTTCGTGTCTTTGTACGCTTCGAGCAGGTATCGCGTACCGCTGTTAATGGTCACGCACCGTATATGACAGCCCCAAAAAATTGTCGGAGAGTCGTCTTCTTGTCCAGTTAACGTGACCTCACAGAATCCGCCGACCGTCGGGTCTGTGCAACGCGCGACGCGAAACCACGCGCTGCCGCTGGATAACGATTGTTTTTCATACGGGAAATGCTGCGGCCCTTGCGTGTGCCCGATATGAGCGTTCGCGATTCTGCGAAGCTCTTGCCGCAGATACGCGCCGATACGCTGGTCGATTCCGCTCGGAAGCGGCCCTGGTATGTAGTTCACGCGAACCCACCCTCTCGGAGTTTCAAATCTACGCCGGAGAGCTGCCATACCTGGCCGCCGAGCGAACTGACCTCGACACTAATAAAACGGCCGGTCGCTATGATGTCTGCTCGGTCATCTGTTCCGACCGTGTAGGTTCGCTGCGCCGACCATGATATTGCCTCGGAGACATCCATCTGCGTGCCGATCCTGACGAGCAGCTCCGTGCCGGCCGGCGCATTAACTCTCGGGAAAACGGACGTAACCGTCTTTACTTGGTACGGATTGCCAAGCGGCATCGAATGTTTCGCGACCTTCGCAGAAATCTCCGTGCCGTCGAAGTCCGTGCCGTTATCGACTTCGAGCATTTGGCTATTTGTCGCCGTCGCGTCGTCGGGCTTGCCGAGCACAAGCGAACGCTCCGACAATCCGGCCGCGCCAATCTCTCCCCACTTGATGCCGGCGTAGTCCGACCACGGGTTCGTCTGCGCCGACCATATCGACGACGGCGTGTCGTCTGTCACGAACCCGAGCGCCGCGCACGACACTAGCGGCAGCTCGCGCACTCCCCAAGAATCCTTTGCGACGTTATAAATAAGCGCGAGATCGCAGTATGTATTACCGCTGCTCGGGATACATACCCAAATCTCATTGCGCTTCGGGAACGGATGCACGAAGGCCGCTTCGTAATTGCTCTGGTCGAGCTGGTTAAACAGGAACCGGCGCATCCTTGCGTCTATCACTGATCGCGGGTCCGCACCATCGAACCGCAGAAAGTCGCCATCGCTCAATAGATAGTGCGCGCCTCGATACCCTGCCACACAGTTACGCGACAAGATGCCGACGTTCTGCAATATCGGCCTGGCTTCCATCACATCGTTCCCGCCGATCCAGTCGAGAATATGCGCGGCGTGCTGTTTGTACAGAACAAACGAGCCGCCGAGAATCGCGCCGTCGATTAGCTTGCCATTCGTCTCCGAGCACGGGATCGCTCCGGCGTCGTTTGACGCGCTCGCGGCCCACGTCGAAGGGATCGCTCCCGCTGATGCACTCTTGCTCCATTTCACGACGTCGGGCTGCGGGCTGCCGCTCGTCGAGGTCAACCCGATAGCGAGAAGGAAATACTTAAACGCTCGCATCGAGTATGCAATATCGCCGGACTCCCAACCCGTAAGCTCCGCGAAATTGTTGGCTAGGTTCAAGTCCCAATACATCGGCGTATCGACGCCATTATTCGCGAACGGTATCCCGTTCAAAACTCCGACGGTCCACTGGTTTAAGTCCGTCGTTCCCGTGATGCCGCCGCCCGGCGTGAGGTCCGTATGCGTCGTGCCTTGCACGACATACATCTTTGTGTCGCCGTTATAGAGCCAGCTATTCGTGCCGCTGACCTCCATACACATAAGCGAGCGAATCGCATCCTGTAGTGTCGCGTGAACGTCGGCATGTCCTGCGACGCGCTCGGCGAACGCATCGCGAAAGACGACGTTATCGCCTTGCGTCCAGAAGTCGTTGCCGACCTCCCACGCCGGCAAGTCGGCCGCTAGACCTTTGCTCGGTCGTATCGGTATTAGCTGCATTAGTGATGCCGCTCCATTTCCGATACGCGGTCGTCCAGCTCATCGACGTCTGAGCTTATCTCCGTAACCGTCTTTTGCACCGCGTCCAATTTGACATTGTTAACTGCGACTTGACGATCTACCGCGCGCAGCAAGTCTAGGCCGCCGCTTACTTGGAGCCCGACCCATCCGAGCACGGCGAGTAGCGCCGCGCGCATGACATACGATATTGTCATGTCTTGCCTAGAGCCGTGAAAGGAACCCTGCGCCATGATCCGAATAGCCCTGCTCGCGTTACTACTGAGCGGCTGCGCCGCTGCACCCTGGACAGACGGCGACACGCGCCGAGAACTCGTGTATGTCGCGGCGCTCGCGGCGGACTCGTATACGACCGCGCGATTCTCTCGCGACCCAAACGCTAGCGAGACTCTCGGTGTTGCGCGCTCTATCTACGGCGCGCAGCCCGACGCCGAGTCCGTTCTCATAACGTCGGCGCTCGCGGCAGTCATTCACTACTGGATAGCGCGTCGTCTCGACACGAATCACCGCAAGGTCTGGCAGTGGGGTTTTGCTGGATTCCATGCTAAGGCCGCGATCCATAATTGCCGCTACAATGAAATAGGCTGCTAGTCGAGCTGCTCTACCGAGCAGTCTCCGGCTGTGATGTCTGTATCCACAGCGCTCGCCGAGAGCTGCGCCATCTGCAAGTCGAGCGTGCCGCCAGTGGTCGCGTTCGCCTGAAATAGCGCGAGTATCTGCATCACCGCAGCGCCCGGCGTCGTGACTGAGAGCGTAAACTCTAGCGTCTCCGCGACGCTGAATATTGCGTCTCTGTTCCGGCTGCCGGCACTCGTCTTTTCTCCACCGAGAGCGAATAGAGATTGCGGCGCGTTCGAGAACTGAAACCCGATCTTTAGGTCCGGCGTATCGTTGGCGCACTCGCGCCGCAGCGTTGCGAGCAGTGCGTACCACTTATCCGTCGTGAGAGCGAACCCCGTTAACCCCGTGATGTCTACCAGCGTCGTCGAGTTGTTTACCGTCGTCGTCGCCGTCACTATTTTTAGCTCTGGAACTACGACGGTCGCGTTTAGCTCTGCTTCCGTCTTCGTGACCGGCGCGCCCGCGAAATTCGGAAACGTTTGCAGCAGCGCGCGCTTGATCGCTCGCAAATGCGCATCGCCAAGATTTGCGCTATCGCTCGCGTTAACCGGATTCGTCGCGACTAGATCGGCAATGTAATTGACGGATTCGAGGCCCATTAGCTTACTTTCTCAATTTCCGCATAGCCGGCCGATATGGTCGTATTTAATGCCTGCGCCGTGTTCTGCGCCATCTGCAACGCGAGCGTGCCGTCATTCGTAGCGTGCGCCGTGAAAAACGCCTCTATCTGTAGCGCCGCATCCGGCGTGAGTCCAGTGACTAGCGTATCGGATGCCGTCACGATAGCGTCGGCATCGTCACTCGACGCCGATGCCGCCTCCATGCTCGCGAATAGCGACTGCGGCGTCTCCGAAAACGAGAACCCGATTTTCAAGTCGGCCGTGCCCGCGCCGGCATCGTAGAACAGTAGCGCGCGCAGCCGGTAGGACTCGCCGGCCTCGATGGTGAAGCCGGTTAACCCCGTGATGTCTACCAGCGTCGTCGAGTTGTTTACCGTCGTCGGCGTGGCGATAACGAGCGGCGTCGGCGACTGCGGGTCGGCGTTCAGCTCGGCTTCCGTCTTTGTCATCGCCGCGCCTACGAAGTTCGGAAACGTCGCGAGCAGACATGCCTTAATCAGACGGATGTGATCGTCTCCGACGCTGACGTCATCGACGCCATGCACGGGATTCGAGCTATTGAGGTCGGATATATAGGTCGCTGTCTCCAAGCCCATTACATCGAACTCCGTGCGTTAATGAGGCCGTAATTGAACGCGCCGGCAGTGTGCGCCGTGCCCTGCTGGTTAGCGGCCAGCCCGTTCACATCCTCGGCGATGGCATCGAACTCGGCGCGATGCTCGCGAGCAGCCTCGAAGTCCTGCGCACGCAACATCATGTAATGCGCCGCGCTGTGAACGTACAAGCCGGGATGATTCGTTAGCAGTAGATTCGATGACGTGACAGAGAGCGCCGCAATACGCGCGAAGTAAATCAAATCGAACTCGCTGTCGGTCGCGGGCGTGCCGCGAAACTCAATCTCGAATCCGTAGGTCGCGAAGTGGAACGGCGGCGCCGACGCGCTATAGCTCCGCAGCTCGGCCAGGCTCTTTTGCTTCACTTCGTAGCCGCTGCCCTCATACGTCGAGAGCACTGCGCGCGCGCCAAGCCAGTCGGCCGGCAGCGTATACACGGCGCCCGAGCTTCTATCGCTCTCGGTTAGCGTGTAGGTCGTCAGCATTTCGAACGCGCGAACCTTGCGCGCGATCATGCCCTCGCCGAGCTTTATATAGTCGGGTATCTCGGTGGACAATCCGCCGCGCGACAAGAAAGACGCGAGAAACGTTTGCAGCTCCGAGTATGTCGAGAGACTCATTTGACGATGATCCTGTGATTGACTTTCCGGCGCCCGATGCTGTCGTCGGTTCGATACGGCGCGGAGAGCGGCGACGCAAAAAACTTATTCCACGCGCGCGTGTGCGTCTCTCGATCTTTGCTCGCCAGCTCGGGAAATCGGTGGATTAGGATGTAGTAGTCCAGCTCGGGGATCGCGTAGGGCATATATCCCCACGTCTCGCCGTCTCCTACTGTGGCCGGCTTCGCGCCGGAGCGCCGCCGATCTTGCAGAAACGACAAAACGCGTTGCCGGAACGCGTTGGGTTTCGAGTCGCCTTTCGGAACGCCGAAAGCTCTCGCCTGGTGTATGCGGTCTAGCTCCATTCGGCTCCCCTGATGCGGAGCCGGCAACACATCGACTGCGAGACTTGCGGCTTATGCCGATGTGTTGCCAGGGCTCCTGGCTAGCGTTAGCTGGCTGCGATAGTTCCTGTCGGCAGCAAGTCCGCGACGACGCCGTGCGCCTTCTCGTCGCCCACTCGCAGCGTGTAGTCACGCGAGAGCATACGACGGTCCGCAAGACCGAGCTTCGCAAGCGGCTCGGCGTGTATGCCGATCAGCTCCGCGACCTCGACGAGATTCGGGTCTATCAGCAGCAAGTCGCAGACGGAGACGGCCGAGCTGTCGCCCGAGCTGTATGTCTGCTGCAAACGGTTCGGCAGTAGCTTCAGAAGAAAGCCGAAGTCCGTTTTCAGAAACGAGATATAACCCTGCGCTGTCTGCTCGACGCCCGGCCCTGCGCCTTCCACGTTTGCCGTCGGAGTCGCAATGGCGAACGTCGTCGGGTTCGCGAGCACGAACGCGTTGAGTCGCCGAATGAGCTGCGGGACCGACATTAGAATCGTCGGGTCGCCGTTCGAGAGATAGACATCCTCGATAAGCTCTTTCAAATGCGTATCCGTCAGCAACACGCGCGACTGGCCGGCCGTCGGCGCGTCCACGACTTTCGTCGATGTATTGAAACCGCCATCGGCGCCCGACGTGCCGCGCAATGCGTTCGTTTCGAGCCACGCCGGAAACCCGCCGACCTTGCCGGCCGTCGTGTTGCCGTCGTCGGCGACCGATGCCTGATTCAGCAGCAGGATCGCCTCACAGTCGCGCAGCAAATCATGCTGCCGCATGGCGAGCTGATACATCAATTCGTTTGCTCGGCCGATGACATCCGATGCCTGCGCGCGCTCCGTGACCTCGACGAGCTTGTCGGAGATTTGGCAGTGATTGCCGACGCGCGATCCGCCTGCGGCATTGTTGCCGGATGCGTCCGCGCCATCGACGACGGCGTTCGATGTATCGACCGATGCCTGGCTGTCCTGCGTCCACTCCGTATACGCGTTCGATGCCGGCTCGCCGACGCCGATAGCGTCCTGAAAAACGAGCGGGATGCGCGAGATATTGAAAATCTTGCGCATGACATCCTCATTGATGAGGCCGCCCGCGTTCAGCGCCTTTAAATCGGCGCTCGACCAATAGTCCGACGTCGCGAGAGCGAAGCCGAGCATGGATGCCTCGGCCGGCAACACTCCGGCGAAATAGAGGCCGACGAGTAACGCCGTGATAGCAAGTTGTTTCAGTGTGTGTGTCACGTTCCTATCCTGTTCGCGCTGCTGCGCTATTAAGCCCTGCGATGCGGTCGCGGAGCTTGCCGCCCGTTGCGTGTTCGCTGATACGAACCCCGCTCGGCCGGCCGCCAGGGTTTCTACGCGATGGCGCGTTGCCTTTGCCTTTGCCTTTCGTTCGCTCGTTCACTTTCTCAAGCGCCGCCGCGACACGCCGCTCTCGCAGCATATTGTCGCGTATGTATTTCAACATGCGATGATCGACAATCGCCTCTAGCTGCGCCTTCGTGAACCCGTATGCTTGCATGTGAGACAGCATCGCTTCTCGGTCGGCCGTCTTCGTTTCGTCTTTGCTCCATTCGGGTATCACTTCGAGCGTGCGAGCCGCCTCCTGCTCTCGATACGCGGTCGCCTCGGCCTGCGCCTTGGCTAACACTTCGGGCTTGATAGTGCCCTTCGGTATCGACTGCAAGATGACGCGCAAGTCTTCTCTTGCGCGCAGCAGCTCGTTCTCGGTTTTGGTTCGCGTTTCTTCCCATTGCATCGACCGCGATTCAAAATCGACCTCTTTCGCGAGTATGTCTTTCAGCTCGCCGATGGATCGAGGCGTGCCGCCTTCGGCCATCGGGAACGTAATCGCGTAAAGGTCTTTGACCGCAACGCCTAGCGTCTCCGCCAAGTCGTTCAAGGTCTTTAGCTCGGGCTTGTGTTGACTCTCGTCGCCGTTGCTGTCGCCGTTCTCACGGCTGCCCCTCTCGGGATCGGAAAGCGCCGCGCCTAGCTCGTCGTCGGCGGTCGAGTCGTCGTTCGGCTGGCCGCCATCCCTCTCGGGCGCGTGTAGCTTCTCGAAGAACTCAGACCGGGACATTCTAGCACCATCCGGCGCCGAAAACATACCGGACGGCTCCGCCCGCCGGCCGCCGTGATTCGTGACCGTGCTGGCCTGGTCGCGCTCCCGTGCGGGCTGTCTAATCCGTCCCGCTCCACTCTCTTGCTCGCTCATATAGGTAGTCTCTCAACTCCGTCAGGGCCGTTAGTTCAGCGTGCCGGCGCTCCCGCTCTTGCGGGGTCGCTGCCGCCTCCCACGCGCTTATAACGTCGTTCCTGCGCTCGTGGAATATCTCATCAAGCGCCTCATTGCCTAGCAGCTCGCGCGCGCTAGCTGCCAGTTTCGTCTTCTGATTCTCTCTCGCCACGGGTCTCCCCTTGCGCCTGTATCTGTTCGAGCTTGGCGGTCGCATCGCCGACGATCTTGGCGACGTCCGTCTCCGACTTTAGGACCGCCTCGAAGTACGCTAGCACGCGGTCGGCGTCGGCGTTGCGCTTGTCGATGGATATGCGGAGCTGCTCCAAGCCGAGCGCAACATCCATAAGATTCTGTTGCGCCTTTTTCTCCGCTGCCGTCTTCTGCTGCAATTGCTTGCGTACTTTCTTCGACGCGTCGGAATCGGGATCGAGAAAATATTGCTCTGGATTCGGAACTTCTCGCACGCGCGCCCAATCCATGAGCGCCTGAAAAAATCCTTGCATGTTGACGAGCACGTCAGACATGCCCGGCTGCGACGCGAGCTTGAGCTGCGCATCCAAGATGAACTCATACGACTGCGCCTTGCGCGCGCGCTCGCCAGGAGACATACCGAGCTTGACGCGTGCGCGCGTTCGCTCCGGCCAGTCGGACGGCGTGACCGTGTGCCACTTGCCGCGACGTTTTACGCGAATCTCCGTATCGAAGTTCTCGCGCAACATCCGATGCACCATTAGCCAAACGCCGCGCACCAAAGACTCGGCGAGTATTCGCGTCATCATGGCCGCGAGCTGCTCCATCACAGAATATGCGCGGTCGATTCCCTGGCTGCCGACGCGCTCGGAGATTTGCACGTTCGCTTGCGCGATGTCGAGCGCGGCTCCGCCAAGCTCCGCACGCTCTCGCGCTGCGGCTTCTAGATTGAGCTGTATGCCTGCCGATATGTCTGGAACCGTTAACGCGGCTGCTGCGGTTCTCACGTCCTGCACGGGCGGATTAACGGCGATGTTTTTGTTTACCGCCCCGGCTTCGAGGTCGTCTTGGTTAACCTTGCCTTTGAGATACAGAACGCGCGATTTGTTCGTCGCGTTCGAGTTGTCTCCCACTGCGCGCTTGAGCGCGGTGCGGTAGTCCTGCGTTTGCTTGAGCTTGTCGTATAGACTCACTCCGAGAAACCGATGCGGGTTCAGAATCACCGCGCCGGCCGCATAATCTACGCTCTCGACTTCGTAGTCATCGAGCACCGCCTCATTCGGAACGAGCGCGATGTATCGACGCTCTGCGATGCCGTCGCCATCCTCATCGAGCAACACGCACAGCTCGTACCACTCGATTAAATCGAGCGCCTTGTCTGCGAGATTCGTTTGCGTGCGCATCGCTCCGCGCGGATTGCGCGCGCTCTCCGACTGCGTATGCGCGACGAACGGCTTTAGCTCATCAACAATCGACTTTGGAAACCCTCGGTCGTATAGGTTCGAGCGTATCTCGACGTGACGCTCTCCGCATAGAGGGATGTCGGCAAGGTCGAGCGTGTGCCAGTCGCGCGTATAGACGAAATTCTCCGGCGGCAGCGCGCCGACGCGCAGTCGCCTATTGTTTTTTGTCTCGCGGATTTTCAGGTATCCGGTATCGAGGTCGTATTTCAGAATATCGACCGTATAGCCTTCGCGCTCCGTTAGCTCGACGAACGCATCGGGCGTGACCGTATCGAACTCGCGCGTCTTCGTTCGCGGCTTTTCTTCAATCCATCCTTTGCAGATACCGTTGCGCTGTAGCAGCGCATCCTTGATAGCCTCGACGAACATTAGAAAGCCGTCGTTATCGTCCATAATGATCGCGGCGCAGACGTCGGACTCTAGCGCGACGTCCTGCTCGTCTTCTTCGTCGTCGGCCTCGAACTCGACGAGACGGTCGCCGGATAGAGAGTCAATCATCTGCGCGAGATTAGCCTCGACCATCGCCGAGACATCGCCGCTGACGAACTGGCAACGGTCGGCGACTTCATCGCCGCGCGGTCGCATGAAGTAGTAGTCGAGCGCCGCCTTGTGCGCCGCCGCAATCTCATCATCCTCGAAGCCGGCCGACTGTCGCAGCAGCTCCGTTACGATGCCCTTAACGGCTTCTTGATTTAGTGCCATGTCGTTCTAGCTCCCTGTAGACTTGGCCGCCCCAGTGGCGCCACAGCGCGAGCAGCTCAAGCGCGCGCGCGAGATAGACCTCCCACGAATGAGACGGCCGCAGACTGAACGTGTCAGGCGACTTGCGCATCGGCTCCGCCCGGTAGCCGTTCAAAGACTCTATTAGCTTGACGTTATTTCCTTCCGGCTCCCACGGCCGAGCGGCCTGGTCGATTTGCAGCAGCGGAAACAGCTCGCGCGTTATCGTGACGGTAGCGACTTGCGACATTTCCGGCGCGTACTCTGTCCATAGCTCCGCCTCCGCGAATATCTCCGCCCACGCGCCAGACGTCTCTGGCGGTAACACGTTCACATCGCATACCTTCCACGGCATCGACGCGCGCACATCCGCGAAGCAATCACTTAGCGGCGCGAAGTCCCACGAACGCGAGCCGATGATGCGCACTTGATTGCCGACGAGCTGCGCGAAGACGGCCGCAGTCGCCTCCGCGAACTCTAGCGACCACGCGGCAACCACTGGCCGCAACGGTTCATAGCCCGCGACGTGTCCATTCGGATTAGGCGGCGGTATGTAGCGCTGCGAATCCTGCCGAGCGTATCCGCGTGACTCGCTCATGCTGCCTGCCTCAGCATCAACTCCGAAATTCCGCGACCATAATAGGCGCCTTCGAGCGCCGCGACCGGATTGCAGAAATATTCTTCCTGTATGCGCGCTTCGCTCATGCCTTCGGCTCGATCTTTCTCGACGTCTTCGAGCGTGATGACCGGCGAGCCGTCGTGTCGCGTCGTCTGCGTGATGTCTCGTATATCGACGTACCAATCCGAGAGACGTTTCGCAAGCTCGGCGAGCTGCCAGGCATGATTGCGGCCTCGGAACGTGGTTATAAACATCATCCATCCGCCATTTTCTCGGATGATCGGTCGTATGTAGTCGAGCGCTGCCGGATCGCACAATGCGAACTCAGAAAACACGACGCCCTTAACGTTCGATCCGACGAGACGGTCGTAGTAGTCGGAGCCGCACATTTGCCAGCTCGAACCCCAAGGCATCTCAAACCACATCTCTCTGTTATCGACGTTCAGTCGGATGTCTGGCGCAAACGCCTCATCGAGAAAGCGCCGGCCGTCGGCATTGATGCCGCGCCAGATTGCTCGGCGCGCTTGAACGTGCAACGGGAAAAGATGCCAATACGCGCCGATGTCCTGCTCCGACCATCGACGCGTGAAATGCAACGCGCTTGTGTCTTTGCCTGCGCGTCGATGCCAGTTCAGAGAGAAACGGCGGATGCCTCTATCGAACGCATCGAGCACGAGCTGCTGGTACGGTCGCGGGGTCCAGTTATCGACGGCCGGCGTGCCGTCCGATGCGCGTGGGGTCGCATCGACGCCGGCCGTCTCTTTGTTATGTTCTTCGACTAGCGAAACCGGCCGAACAGCATCGCGCGTTTTTCGTCTCGCTGTCAACCCGTTGACTCGCTCGCTCGATGTGACTATCAATAGGACCGTGCGGCTATGCGCGGCTTGCAGTCTAGCAAGTTTCGTGCCAAGTCGCCAAGGCGCGCCCGCTGTCGGTTCAAGTAGTACGCTCGCGGGCTTTCTCATGCGCCGGCCACTGCTCGGGACGTACCGCGCGGAGTCCAGTGGCTAGAGGCAAAAGCAGCGCGGCGCTGAGACGCTCCGAGCCTGACGGGCTGGACCTCCTGCGAGTCGTTGGCGTATCCACTCGCCGGGACTCGCTTTCGCCGCAACCGGCCATCGGGGCTCGATTCCAAGATAAGACTTCTACCTGAGATATACGTCACAGAGCCGAATCCTGTGATATATTACGGTCTCTCCTGTATTCATCGTGGGGATGGAGATATGAGACCAAAACATCCGGCCGACTGGCCGATTGCCGTTACGAGCTACGAGAGCGAAGCCGTCGCAGTAGCTCATATGATCCAAGACGAGCTGACGCAAAACGCGCTCTATCTGCGCGCGCGAGAGACGATGGTCGCGCACGACGAGATAGACGCGTATCTCATGCGCGAGCAGGCGAAAGACTGGCGACGCCCGGCGGAGTTCTGCGCGCAGCTCGACGCTGAGATTGGGTTCCTATGCGACATCTGCATCCTGCGGATGGCGCGCGCTAACCTCAAACAGAAGGAGAACTAGATATGTTGATGTTCGCAACTCCGGCACGCGGCCTGCGTCGCTGGAAATACCACTCGGCTCGCTATCAGAACCCGAAAGGGATCGTCTGGAACAACAAGGCGAAGCGCCTAGAGTTCACGGACGGCGAGCCGGTAGGCTGCCGCACCATCGAGCAAGCGCGCGCGGAACGCGCCGCCGCTCGGAGCTGATATGAGCAGCTCGAACCTGCCGCCGGGATGCTCTAGTCCCGACGGCGGGATCGACCACGCCTTCGAGCAAGCTGCCGAGAAACTCTTAGACGGATTGAGCGCCGACGACATCGAGGCGCTCTTTCCGTTTTCGCGTCTCTTGCGCGGGGCGCTGCAATCCGAGTTCGCAGAAGGATTGCGCGAAGGTAGGTCAGATCTAGAGCGTGAAGTCGCGTATCTGCGCGAGCTGCTCGATAGCTATGTGATGGCGCTCGCGCGTGTGCGAGACGACATTGCGTCGCTGAGACAATCGGTCCGCGAGCTTGAGACGTCCATCGACTACAAGGCCGACGAACGCACGGTCGATTCACTGCGCTCGGACCTCGACCGGCTATCGCACCGCGTCGAGTATGGGTAATCTGTAACCAAAAGGAGAGACAATGGCGACGAAAAAGAAAACCGGGAAAAAGCAACTACTCACGCAGGCGGAGCTTGACCTCAACGCCGACTTGGAGGCTGCCGTTAAGGCGGACGACAAAGACAAGGCGAAAGCGATCCGCGCGCAGCTAAAGCGCCTGGCGTTTCGCCGCTTGGCGCCGAAGCGTGTGCGAAAGGCTCTCGGAGCAATCGGCAATGTTGAGCAGCTCGGCGCGTATCCGAGCGAGAAAGACGAAGCCGACAAGATCGTGGCGGCGTTGCGCGCGGCAGTGGACAAAGTTGCTGACGCGTTCCGGCCGTCTGCGAAGAAAGCCGGAGCGGACTTCGACCTCTAATGGCTAAACGGCGGCCAGAGCCCGTGAGCTTCGACGAGAGCGGTTTTGTGCTCGACGCGGACTTGCGGGCCTGGCTTGCCGATAAGTTCCCGACCGTCGATCCTGACGGCACATATGAGCTATTCGTCGATAAGGCTCTCGCGAAAGGCTGGCTGTATGTGAGCTGGCCGGCAGCGTTCCGCAACTACATCCGCAAAGGCCGAGAGCATCCCGACTGGGGCGGCATCGCGTATCAATCCGGCATGACCGATCCGGCGTTTGCGCAGCTCGTCATCGAGGCCAAGGCCGTCGGGTTCAGGCTGCCGCACAAACACGAAAGCGCCGGGGCATACCGCACCGCGCTCAAAGAATACGACCGCGCGACCGCGAGTCGCCAAGTCTCATTTATCGGAACGGCAATTAAAAGGGTGCCAAAATGAGCCGACGCTGGCAGGATATTGCGAGAGACTATATAGAATGGATGCGCGCGACCGGCCGCAAGACCGCGCTGGTGTATCCGTGGTCGCTGCATAGGGGAAACGTACACGACAAGCTGCGCCGCGAGATCGAGAGCCAAGGGATCGAGACTCAGGAGTATAGCGACAGTGAAGAAAACGCGAATTAAGCCGCAAGGCACGGGCTTACTGATTATCCCGACGTGGGCTCGCTTTCCGATCTGCGAGCTGCTCGAAGCGCGGCAACTCGATTTGAGAGAGAGGCTAGACCGGCCGGCGGCGCTGATTAAGGCTCGCGACGATACAAGAGTCGCGGCACGTCGTATCGGAATCCAATTATCCGAAGACAATCGGCAGCCGTTCTAGCAACGGCAGCGTGCCCGGTCCAAGTCTTAAAGAATGTTTCTTGATCGGGTTCGAGCTTGTCTTTGCCGTCGGGGTTTTTAATCTCGACAATATACGTTCGGCCTTCGTAGCCGATAACTAGGTCGAGCGGTTTGCCGATGACCTCGACCGTGACGCCATCGAGCGCGGAGACGGCGTGGACTATTTCTTTTTGGTTAGCATCTACTTTCGCGTTGCGTCTATAGTAGCCGCGTCTCATAAAAATTTCCTTTTGTCAAGAGCAAAAAACGGAGCGGCGTTTATACGCCGACTTCGCGAAACTGTCAATACCTCGAACGGCGAGACACAAGCAAATACCGTGCCAAGTTAAGGCCGCGGCCGAAAAAATTTTTCGACTGGCAAGTCGGCTCGGAAAAAATCGTGCCAAGTCCGAGAATTTTTTTCCAAGTCGGTCAAAAAAAACTTGACAAAGGTCGTTGCGCCGTGCTACCGTCTGTGTTAACACAGACG